GTCCTCCCCAATTGGAATCGCTGTCTGACATGCGATATTCGAGTGGGAACCAAACCAATGACCGGAAAGAGGCCAAAGGGTCCGAGAAGCGTCGGAGCGCACCCGTTGAAAGACGGGAATGATGGAAAGAGAAGGGAGAGCCTTCAAGAAAGAGTTTCTGTGGTGGGAGAGTTGTAAGTGACAGCAACGTATGGGATAGGGTCATAGTCAACCGTAGAAAGTCCGTAATCAAGATCAAGAATCTTGGAAACGGAAGAACCGTGGTAACTCTGGCCGTATCGAGAGGGAGCGAAGTCGTGAAGGAGCTCAGAATACTCAAGCTGGTTAAGCTGATAGCGACGACAAAAAGAAACGGGGTCCACGTTGAAATGGGGAGCCTCTTCCGTGTCGAGCGTCTTGTAGAGTAGCATCCTCTCGATCTCAGGGTCAACCTCAAAAGGGGGTTGAACGCCGGTAGCGGCCAACATCGCATCGATGACGGGGAAATGTGTCTTTGGGTAACAACCGTGGATGAGGCCGGCTTGAAACGCCTGAAAACGCCGCTTAAGCGACCCCCTTCCCGGCATGTCACCGGCACGAGTTCCGCTGGCGCGCAGAAGGACCCCGAGATTGAGCATCGGCTGCCAGTTGCCAGCTGTGTCGAGAACAGGAGAGTTCTTGAGGAACTGCACCTCTTCAAAGCATTTGAGCGGTGAACACCCAGTGATAATGTATCCGGCTTGAGCGGCTGCATTCTGGATCTGCAAAGAGACGCCATCAACAAGAACACCAGTATAATCAATCTCAGAAATAGCCAAGCATATGAGTATGCAGGCGAGATTGTTAATGCCGGTAGTGATGGTGCTCCCAGAATACAAGAAAGGCCGTAGGCACTGAAGAAGGAGGACCCACTGAGAATTAACACCAGACACAACACGAACTGGGAGCTTACATTGCTCGACGAGACGACGAGCGTCCTCCCGAGCAAGCCCTTTAGGAAAAAGGTTGATGTAAGCCTCAAAGATTCCGGGTCCGTGAGATGCATCACAACTAGAGATGTCAAGATTGTACCAGTCGATGACCCGTGTGAGAGGGTTGAAAAGAGCGAGACAAGAGTCGTCAGAGAAGTAAAGAAAGTAAAACCTACCAGGGGGATTAAGAAGCTTTTCAAAATGCGCCTTGAGTTGCAAGACATCAGGCGATTTACAAAAAGCAATGTGACCCCCATTAACAGACAAGACCTCGTTGGATTGAGCGAGCTTGAGAAAGAGAGTAAGACGAAAACCAAGAAGAGAAGCCTCGACGCCGTAGTCTCCAACGACCCGAGGTTTCTTCCAGATTTTGGCCCACTCAGCAGGTTTAATCTTAACAAGCAGTGACTTGACCCATAACGAATGAGGATCAGAGAGCATGGCTTTTTCGACGAGCTCCTTGAAACCTTGCATACGTAGGATTCTCTTGTCGTGCGGATCGGCATGGTGCTCGATTGCCTCTTCTTCGGCTCCGAGGTATTCATCAAAATACGGCCGATAGGTCTCAGTGAGAGAAGAGAGAAAGGGCTGATGTCTGAGAAGGAATTCTGCTTGATTAGCAAAAAGAAGTTGGTGATAACCAGGGACAGAAGGAGCACGAGAATTAGTGAGACGCCACATAGCATAACGCATGTTGGAGTCGCACTTGGCGTAAATCTGAGCATTATGTGCCACAGATGGTCCCCCGATGGTGCGATATGTGCCGTCAGGTTTCTCGGGTCCAGAGGGGAAAGTGAGCTCGCCACCGGTAAACCACTCAGGGCGATTAAGGGCCTTGAAATCCCCGGAGAAGACAAAGATGTCGTCAGGCTTGAGCCGGCAGAGAGTTGTCCCGACCCTGAAGGGCCCTTTGTCCTCGACAATCGAGAAGCTTGACCCTTTTTGTCGAAAACCACCTCAAGAGTGCCAGGCATAGAAGAGACGTCCCTAGCCCCCTCAACCAATTTCTGCTGACAAAAGAAATGAAGAGTGTTCTGGAAGGCAATCTTATCGTCATTCCTGTAAGCTTCAGCATCCTTAAGCTCCATAAGAACCTTGCGAGCGGCGTCAATGAAAGATTGACGGACTCCGCGCTGTCCATCCTCCGACCTATGGACAACTGTTCTGTAATTGAGTTTCGTGGCAACACTGTTGGAATCAGCCACAGAATAGAGCTGGCGGAGGAGTTCCGGATAGATTGGGCCGACATGAAAAGAATTGAAACCAGCCGCTAAATAATGGGAGCGACCATAATAGGAATCGACGGAGTAAGGAAGTGCAGAGGAGGCGAAGGTCCAAGTCTCGACAGCGGAAGACTGCAGATCCGAGAACTCAGGGAACTCATTCTCCGAGATGCTATTAATAGCATACTGTCGCTCACGCTCTGAGAAAGGAAGGTGATCTTTAAGGAAGACTAAGACGGATCCAAAGAAAGAAGAGGTTGACCCGATTCCATCAGTAGAGAAGATAAGCCGATAACGAACGTCAAACCCAGAACGAGAGCGAGTTGAACCCGGAAAACCAGGAGGAAAAGGAATGGGCTTCGGGGAGCGCTTGGTGAAAATGACAGCTCCCTCGCGTGGAACCCAAGGACGCCATCTGTGATAAGTAAAGAAAAGACGTTGGGATTGGTAGCGTTCCTCGATGTCACGGCGAAGACCACGGACGAAATAACTACGACGAGGAGGTGGAACATACCTGCCCGAGTCACAGAAGGCGCACCACTGCTCCTCTGCCAGATCAGCAAGATCGGAAAGATAACGAGGAAAACCGTCACCTTCGTCGCCCTCATCGCCCTCGTCAGAACACTCACCTTCATCGCCTTCAAACCCTTCGGCGTCACGAATGGCGTCGAGAAGTGCACCGCGAAAACCGGCAAAGGGGCCAACAATCAAAGGGGGTCTAACAACCGCAAGGACTCCGACCCTTCCATCAAAGGGAGGACGGCAGTCTATGTGGCCGTCAGGAGGAGGACCGGCAACGGGAATGTCGTCAGCGGGCAAATCAGGTCCGGCTACAACAACGTCGGGGTCGACATCATGGTCGACAGGGTGAGCAACAAGAGGAGGATTGATAGGCACACGCAAATCACCATACTGGGGGTTATTGCGTGCAATGCGGCGTGACAGCCGGGACGAAGGGACGTGCAAAGAGGTGCGAACGGGGGGGGCGGAAGGAAGGAAGAGAGAAGACACAACCTCGGCGGAGGTAGCGAAAACCGCAGGGGGGATGACAGTGGGATTCTTGAGGGAGAAGGAGACTTGAGGTTTAGGTGGGCACTCGCTTTTACGCGGTATCTCGGGAAGAGAAAAGTCCACTGGCACTTCAATATCGTCCAACTCCACCTCTTCGTCGGCGGCGTTCTCGTCATCATCGTTGATCTCCCCCCACAAGGTGACAACGTGGGCATGGTCAACGCCACTCGGACAGTCAGCGACGGACATGGCTGAGCCGGTGGCATCACAGCAAAGGATCCAAGGGGTCCCTTTCTTCTTCTTTTTAGCAATCCGTCGCGCAGCCCCAGGAACAGCAGGCTTGCCTTTGGCGGCACGGTGAAGGTGCTCCTTGGCGAGACAAGAAGAAGCCAAAGAACATCCGCGGACGAAAACGTCGTCGCTACCGGTCCAACTACCTTGACTACCATTGATGGCCATCCCACGGACCAAGGATCCAGGGACATTAATATAACCGGCCTCTAACGACAACTTGACAAGAGTGAAAGTAAAAGCAGAAGAAAAGACAATGACAGAAAAAACAACGGCAGCACCCGCCCGATAGAAAATATCATCCGAATTGGTGACAGAGCCTTGATTGCCGTTGAGCTGAGAGACGAGTGGGTCGGAGTCGGCAACTTCGAGAGTGATGACAGCCATGCCAACACAGTTCTGAGGATCGTGGTTACATCTAGAACCGGTAATGGCAAAGCACTGGACCTTACGCAACTTGTCGACGGTCCAAACATTTCGGGGAGCCTCAGCACACAAGCGGGAGTCAAGAACTCGCGGAGGATTAATCCACAACCAAGTATTCTTAACTGTGGTTTTAATCATGGAGTACTCCGGGAGCTTCCACCCCTGGGTGCGCCTGACTGACATTACAACCTGCACACTGGACATGTCACCGGCAAGCCCGGCCGGATTGACGCTGATGGAGTTAGCAAGACGAGCCACCGCACTGTCAAGGCGAAGTTGGGCGTTGGTGGATAACCCGTCAACACTGGCATCCAAGCTAGAGCGCTCCTCAACATCATCGGTGTTAGTGCGAGAGCCATTGTTGCCATTGAGAGTGGAGCGCAGACGCATCTTAACGACACCCCTCTCTGCTTGCAAAAAGGACTTATCATCGTCACTCTCGCTCCACTCATCCTGATGAAGACAATGTTGTTTGTCGAACCGAGAGTCATCCGGAACGGGCTGACGAATCCCACGCTTGAGCCTGAGGGAGGCAACCTTAGCTTTCAAGGTCTCAACCTCAAGTTCAACCTTGAGTGCAGCCAACTCCCCGGACACCTCGGGAGTCTTGGAATCTCCTACAGTGCGAGTGAAAACTGAAATGGCACCAATGGCTTCCTGAAGCGTGCAGTCAAAAACAGCGGAGGTCCGCAAAACCACAGATCGATTAGTCCAAATCGAGTTGCGCCGGAAAAAGGACACCCAATCAACAAGACGATGGTGCTGAGGAGGAGAATGGTGAGATGCACGTCCACCGACATTATCGCAGAGAAACTGGAAAAATTCCTCACGAGTGTACTCCGGTCCCCGTGTGGATGTAAGCCCACTGGCAAAATCCGGGTCAACCTTTTCAATGATCAAGGTCCCAACCTTTGGGTTGGTGGGCCATGTGCCAGGAGCCTGCTGACTGAGAGTAATATAAGGGGGGACATTAAGAGTACCTGTGCCATCATACCTCACAAAGAGGTGATAGATAAGACCGTTGCAGCCCGTGTTGACAGTAGCGTTTGGGGCTTGAACAACATGGTACTTCTGATCATCGAGGACGTTGGCAGCGACAAACCCTCCGCCGAAAACGGTCTCACACGGAATGACGTTAGCGGTGTTGTCTCCGAAGAGAGTGAAAAAATAATGCCAGACTGAGTCCACAGGTGTGGTGAGAGGGAAGTAGACAGTTTGATGGTTGACATCGAAAGTGACTCCGACGGTATTGACGCGGGGTTGTACAACAGCGGGGGTGTCAGGAAGAGGAACAAGAAGAGGACCGTCAACGACGGAAACTGCTGTGTCCATGAAAACACTCAACTCGGAGGGAGACTTAAGAGTCGGCTTCAAGAAGAGGAGATCATAACAGATATAAAGCTCGTAGGCTCCATCATAGACAAGCCCTCCTTCTGTGGCGAGGTGAAAGTTGGCGAAGGTGTAACTCTGCTCGAGGTCCATCTTCTCTCCAGCCTCGAGTATCTTCAAGGTCGGAAAAATGGACTGCTTTGGGTTGCACTCAATCGGAAACATCTGATGCTCACTCGGCTTAGCGGATCTTGCAAAAAGAGAATTGAGCATCTCCATCTTATTACTGGGAGGGCGAGCGCTCACATCATAAGTAGTAGCCCCTATGACCGAGCCCATTCCTTGCGTTGGGGCGGTAACAGTGTTAGAAGAAAGAGAGCGAACAACAAGAACGAGACCTTTTACCTGATACTGCTGAAAAATCTTGGCTATATGACTGACCCACGGAAAAGTTTCAGTGTTGATGACATTTATTTTATAAGTCTTTAGAAAAAAATCAGCAGTCATTCCTCCCATGCCAAGATACTCATGAAACTTGACACTAACGGACCCGTCCTCGTTCATTCCAAAACTCGGAGAGGAGTTAGATGCGAGTAAGGAGTTCTGTTTAATGTCACCGACAGCACCACGATCTATAGTGTAATCGCCACTTCCAAAGATGCGACTAAGCCAGCCATCAAAAATTTTTCCTATAGCGCCGCCGGCCTTGGATCCGAGGTCCCTGCCAATAGTGTAGTCGCCACGCCCCTTAATGACCGCTCCGAGGGCCATAGCACCAGGGCGCTTCTCTTTTTGCTCAGCAAGAATATAATCTCGCTGCTTTGAGAGGCGTGCATTATTGCTGGCCCGTTTCTCTTTGACCTTCTCAGGCGTCTTCTTTTTCTTTTTCTTAGTGACCTTAATCTTCTCCTCCTTGGACATGTCATCAGTACCGGTCCATTCACCTTGATTTCCGTTAATCTGCGAACCGACAAGATGATCGTCCGGAACGGGCGATGTGGGTACATATAGTGAGAGAATACCGAAGCGACTGGCCCCAATATGATACTCGAGAAAACCAGGACACGACTGACTACCCCGAAAGAACCCCGGGTGTATAGATCCGATGCCGGAAGTCGGGGGAGCCACAGAAATGACGGGCATAGGACCGGCAGGTCTGGAGACAAAAGGAGAAGGGTCCAATCCGGATCTGATCCTATCCCAAGCCTCCTTGCACCTTTCCTCCTTAAGACTAGCAAGAGGGTCACACGGGACATCCTCTGCAGGAGCGAAGTCTCTGACTGCGATAGAGGGTGTGAACCCTGAGTAAAACGGTTTCGATTCATCCACTTCCGTGGAGCTAACGACATTATCCGTCCCACCCTGGTCACACTGAGCCCGTTTATACTCCAGGTGCTCACTAGAGTTATTCGTTTGGGTGCGTTTATACTCCAGCGACCCGATAGAGTGTATGTGCGGGTAGTTTTTAGCCATGACATCCTCCCCCTGTAGAGGAATGTTCACGGGATCTTTCTTCCATCCATCATCACACAGCACAACAGCTCGTCCCCTTACTGTTGCGGCCATTGCTGGCGGCGTGTCCAGTGGAGATAAATCTCCCTCAGACACACATGAATGTGATTTATGGGACTGTCGTTCTTCGTAGATTGTGAAGAACATTGATGGTTTTTATAGGTTAATGTATATATAGTAATGACATAACGTGCCATCGTGGTCAAAGACCAAGCTCAAAGAGAAATCCTGTCCTGCCTTTTCAGGGGACACGAACAGAAAGAACCTCCGAGAGCGTAGACGACTCAGGCAGTTCAAATCGAGTCAGCGATTTGTCCCACCCCCAGTGAAGGCGCATCTCTACCCAGGCAAGATGCGGAAAGCAGACATCACTCACAGCTCGGTGGTGACGTCTGAACCAAGCCCCATGATCCAAACATGTAGGCCCCCGTCACGCCTGATGCGTTCCAATTAAAGTTCCCCGAAGG